ATGCTTAACGATACCAAGCTAAAAAAACTAAAACCAATGGAAAAAGCATACCGCATTGCCGATCAAGGCGGACTATGTATTGAGGTTCGCTCTACCGGTACAAAGCTTTGGCGTGTACGCTATCGTTATGCAGGCAAGGCCTCAATGATCAGTCTAGGTGAATACCCTATCGTAAGCTTAGCAGAGGCACGTCAAAAGCAAGACGAAATCAAATCACTGCTTGCAAACAATATTGATCCAGCTGTGCATCGTCAACAAGAAAAGGCTGCCATGCTTTGTGATGAAAACAGTTTCGAGGCAATTGCCAAGGAATATGCTGCGGATCGTCTAAAGGATAAATCCCAAACCTATGTAGATGCTTTTCATCGTGCAATGGAAAAGGATATTTATAAAGTTATTGGGCATAAAAATATTAAAGATGTGACCTCTGCTGATGTTTTGAAAATTATGCAGAATACAGTGAAGCGTGTTAAGGATCAGGATAACCGTGGTACTGGCGAAGTCACAGCAATTGAAAACAGGAAGAAGATTGGCTCTGTGATGAGATATGCCATTGCGACATTAAGAGCTGAGAATGATCCAACCTATGCGGTGCGTGAAGTTATTGCACGCCCAGATGTAGAGCATGCGAGACCGTTAAGCCTGGCCGAGCGGAAAGTATTTAGAGCGCGGATCGATAGTTATGGTGGTGCCGAGTCGACGGTAAATTCTATTTTATTTTTGTTCTATACCATGCTTCGCACAATTGAGGTGCGCCGACTGCAATGGTCATTTATTGATTTTGAGGAAAGGACTATTACTTTTGAGAAGCAGACGCGAGAGCAGTTGAAAAAAGGCTTGCGACTGACCAAGAAAAATAGAACACATGTGGTTCCAATGTCTGAGCAGGTTTATCAACTTCTACTTAAACAAAAGAAGCTCACTGGCCGTAAGAGATATGTTTTTGAAGGTGTTTATAATGGCGGGATGATGCCAGCTACTACAATTAATAGAGCGCTACAGTACATCATGCATGACGTTACAGCACATGATTTTCGGGCCACGGCATCTACCCTATTGAATGAACTTGGCTATGATGAAAAGTGGATCGAAACCCAACTGGCTCATGCTGATGAGAATAAAACCCGCGCATCTTATAACCATGCTAAATACTTAGCAGATCGCAGAAAAATGATGCAGGATTGGGCTGATATTGTGGATGGGTGGAAGGATTAAATAACCCCAACACATATCCCCACATTCACATTCGTCGCAATTGAGTGAGCTGTGCAGCTCTGGCTAAGAGTCTTTACCAAGTCAATTAGTACTGTAACCGTTCATCCGAAATATCATAATTTTGCGTCACTCTATGACGCATCTTTGAATTTAAAAGATTTATTTTATTTGTTTGATTTTTATCGAGTCTTTACAATCTTGATTATTGTTACAAAAATCAAGGAGTCGTAAAGTTATGAACAGTACTCATGGGGGTTTTCGAGCCGGGGCAGGTCGAAAAAAGTCTGAAGAGACTAAAGTTATTCGAGTGCCCGAATCTAAAATTCTTGATATTAAAGAATACCTAGAATCTCTTAAAAAAGAAAATGAAATTAGTGATATCCGTCAGTTTGATCCTGTCACAAAAATAGAAATACCCTTGGCAACCGAACGCGTTCAAGCTGGATTCCCCTCGCCCGCTCAAGATTATATTGATAAAAAAATCGATCTGAATGAGTACCTCATTAATAATGCGAATGCTACTTTTATTGTTCGTGCGGATTCTCTTTCTATGCTAAATGCAGGAATTGATATTAATGACGCCTTGGTTGTAGATCGCAGTATTCAGGCTAGGCATAGAGATATTGTGATTGCCAGTATCGATAATGAATTGACAGTGAAACGGCTAATTATTGATGCGAAAGGTTGCTGGTTGAAAGCTGAGAATGAGGGTTATCCAGATATTCATCCCCAAGAAGGTCAGCAATTTGAAATCTGGGGTGTAGTCACAAATGTAATCAAGAAATTCAGATGAGCTATAACAATGAAATATACGCGCTCATTGATGTAAATAATTGCTATGTAAGCTGTGAGCGCCTATTTAATCCTAAACTTAAAGATGTGCCGGTCATTGTTCTTTCAAATAACGACGGCTGTGCAGTTGCACGTTCCCAAGAAGCAAAAGATCTTGGTATTAAGATGGGTGTTCCCCTATTCCAGGTTAGGGATATTGTCGAAAAACATAATGTACAGGTACTTTCGAGTAACTATGCTTTGTATGCTGAAATGTCTCAACGTTTCCATTCGATTCTGGCTGATTACGTGGCGCCAGGTGAGCAGGAAGTTTATTCGATTGATGAGTGCTTTTTAAGGCTTACTGCCTATTCTGAAAATTATGACCTGGTTGAATATGCGCAAAATATGCGACAGCGGATCTTGCAGTGGATCGGATTACCGGTTTGTGTCGGTATTGGTCGATCAAAGACCGAAGCAAAGCTTGCCAATCATATGGCTAAAAAAGCAAAACGCTTCAATGGTGTTTGTGATCTGGTTTCTATGGATCCTAAACATCGTGATTATTTTTCTAGTCTGATTGATGTCTCCGAAGTTTGGGGAGTGGGTCGTCAGCATAGTAAAAAACTAAAAAGCTTAGGTGTTAATACTGTTCTGGATTTAGCTAGGTCTAATTCACATCAAATGGGAAAACTATTTTCTGTGGTGATGCAGAGAACTGTAATGGAGCTACAAGGCATTTCCTGTATTGAGGTTGAGTCCGCACCGGCAACCAAAAAGCAGATTATTTCATCACGCTCATTTGGCGCTCGGGTAATAGATATCCAATCATTATCTGAAGCAATGAGTGATTATCTACAGAATGCCATTAAGCGGTTAAGAGAGGATGAATCTCTTTGTGGTTGTGTGATTGCTTTTGCCCAGTCCAATCCTTTTGACAAGAACAGACCTTTCTATAACAAGTCGATCAATATCGGATTTGCTGAGCCGACTGATTGTGCTGCCGTCATGAACCGGGCTGTAATGAAGCGAATGAATGAGCTGTTTCAAGAAGGAATCGCGTTTAAGAAATGCGGTGTAATTTTGACTGCAATTGAGCCAAAATCGACATACATATATGACCTTCTATCTGATAGTACTCAAATAGAGAAGAATGAGAAACTTCAATCTGCCCTTGAACAGGTTAAGGTGAGATTTGGAGATAAGAAAATAGCAATTGGTCCATGCAAAATGCATGGTCGAGCATGGGCAATGGCCAGACAAAATCTGACTCAGAACTATTTTAGTTGGGAGGGGATCCTGAGGATTAATTAACAACTAATTACTTATTTTAATGATAAACAATGCCCTCAAATGAAGGCATTTATCTATTTTATTAGAATATTGCTTTCTGGTGAATCATTCAGTTTTATCTAATGGTTTTCACAATTGTAGCATGACGCGCTTTGCAGTCGTTATATTTAGCCACTACATCAATAGACCAGACTAAAGCAACCTTACCCTGCCCTGATTCTAACTTTTGCAAATCAGGACAAGGCTCAAGGAGGCTTGCTGGTATCACCGGTGATAAGTGAGTTGATTGCTGACACGCCATCATCATCAAAGCAATGGTTGAGATACACAGGACGATCAATGATCTTTTGCACTTCACGTGTAACCGTTTCGACTTGCACGCCCTGCTCTGATCTTTTTGCTTCATAATCGGAACTCATCTGGTTAATTTGATTTTGTTTTTCGGTTAAAGCTTTGAGATGCTTTTGCTCAATTTCTTGAATTTTTACTGTGCATTGTTCACCAGCCTTGCGCAGCTTTCCGCTTAAGTGATTGGTGTAAGCAACTTGCCCTAGCCATAAAAAGAAAAAGACCGCAATTGCGATCCAGTGTTTATATTTCCATAATAGATTTAGAGTCATTTTAAAAATAACTCCATTTCAATTTTCCTGCGATTCACCAGACCTTGCAGGCGTTTGCCACGAGCATTTACCCATAAGCCAAATTGATCAGCTGCCGCCTTATAATTTTTCTCATTCAGCCTTTTGACCAAAGTGGATTCTTCAAATGCGGTAGGTCCAATGTTATAGGCCAATGAAACCAAGGCATCAAACTGATTCTGATTGATCGGAACATTGACTGCGCTATTGACGGTTTGCTCGAATTTTTTCAAGTCATGTTGCATGTAGCTTTTGGCTTGTTCCAGTGTGCAGGTATCCCCTTTTTTGACACGAATACCATTTGGGTGTTTTGTGGTGCCATAACCAATGGTCCATACACCCACGCCATCATCGTAGGCATTGAGCCGTAGGCTTTCAAAATTACGGATCAGATCAATACCACTTGGGCTGATATGCATTTCATCCGTAGCGATACCCAGCATACTGGTGACATCATCGTAAGCAGTTGCAATCAGTTTGTCAGCAGCATCAACCTGTTTCTGGGTGAGTTTTCCGCCGCTAATCTTTCGCAAGAAATCAAAAATATGTTTCATGGGTTGTCACCATCTTTATCCGTATTAAAAAATTTAGGACGTGCACCTTCTTTCCCCCAGATATAAAGCTGTCGAGTGAAGAGTACAAATACAATGCTTACTGTGGTGTAAAAAAGTGTGCCGGCTGGACTTGGTGAGTAGTCATCTTTAACAAAAAGTGCCACTCCAAAAATAATTGACAGCATCAAAAGAAAATCGATGTGCTTTGGCAGTTGAATTTTTGGATGAAATACCATGACTCCAAACGAAATCAGAAATAATACCAATGCCGTCTTACTTATGATTAGCAGCATCTTCATTCTCCTTTTTGACTAAACCAAGAAGTCTTGATCGAGCCAAACTTAATAATGCTTCAGCTGTACTCTTACCAGCAGCACCCAAGACAAAACCAAATAGTTCAGGGTACTTGCCATTTGCAAGAAACAAGCTTGCTGGCTCAGCAAAGACCACACATAAAATGAAGCCAGCAAAGAATCCTATCCAGCGATCCCGAGTCGGCTCCTTACTTAATAGAAAGCCAAAAGTCGCACCCAGCACACCCGTAAAAAGGATGTGTGAATGGTTCTTTATGCTTTCTAATACCTGACTAAGAAAGTCCATATACATCCCCTTTAGCCATACATCCCCCTAAATTATTGACATTAAAAAAGCACCCGAAGGTGCTGTTATTTTGTTGATCATTAAACTTCTACTTGTGAATGCTGTCCGGTTGGTGCAGGTCGCAAAATGATTTGGTTTGCAATAAATACCCGGACCCCTAAATTATATGTGGTGCCTGATGTGCAAAGCACTGGACCGGATCCACCATCAATCTGCACCCGATACTCTGGATGCCTCACTGATGTGATGGTACCGATGTATTCAGCATGAGTTGGATTAAGTAATTTTTGCAATTCAAATAAGGGATTCGTCACGACTGATACGCTCCACGGTAATTGTTTCATTGACCTTTTCATGTGAAAAGCTGCCTGAAACTGAATCAATCACACCCCACCACTGGCCACTAAATGCAATCGTTTTACCAGGTAACATCTCGCCAATTTCCGAGCTCACCGGAATGTCAGCGAAGGTGTGCAACTCCTGAATATTGGCTTTGACCAGTTCATTTTTGCCATAACTCGCACCCGACACCACATTAAACAATGGCCCCGTAACTGTTTCTAGCGGCACATCACCTGATGTTCCTCGTTGCTGTACTTTTAGGCTTTCACCACTGCGGCTATTCACTACAGTAATGGCATTAAAGTCAGCAATATATTCATCGTTCTGTTTGATGTTTTGCTGCATCACCAGGCTTTCTGATAACAAAATATCATAGTCATCAACTGTCATCGTATCCCAGTAGCCTTTCTGGTACCGGGGTAAAATAGTCAGTGTGTTGCCTACCTTCTGGCTATAGATAAAGCCACCGCCTGCATCAACCACCTGCTTTATTGCATCGATTGGCGCAAGTTCTGCATAACTCAGGCTTTCAACCGGTACGATCCAGCCCAATTCATCAATCAGTTTCCAATCCAAACTGGTACCGCTATTTGCTCGATCCAGTTCAGCCTGAACCAGCTGTACAGAAGTTCTTTCGTTATCCTGGATAAACGAACGTAAAGGCCCATATTTATCAGAATTTAATGCAGTCACACTTCGACCCGGATAGGTATATAAAACACTAGCAAAGCGCCGGGTTTCTTCTGGATCTTCCAATAAAATATGATGCTCAAACCCATTAATCATGACCTTTAGAATCACTGGCTGACCATTGACGGGTTGCAGCTTTTCTTTTTCCGTATGAGCCACGGTAATGGAGTAGGTCCAGCACCATTGAGACCGGCTGGTACTGTAGGTGCCATCCATGGCTTTAATCTTCTCGCCAGTATCCAATCGCTCGGCTGTTAATGTGTTCACGATATACCACCAGTTTCTTTTCGGCAGTGCTGGAATACAGTCATCTGCACCAAAATTTAAAACAACATCATGTGAATCAACGTCATGACAGAGACAGATAAAATTTAGATCTGTGCTGCCTTCATATTTAGGTATTTCGGGCTTTGGCCAAGGTAACACCGGATGTTTGCGATAATGAATCGCTTTGGCCTGATCCCAAGGCAAATCCGACTTGGTGATAATCTCAAGGCTTTTACCCCACTCAAATGAAAAACGATGCTCAAAGACTTGGGCTACTTCATGTGAATAAGTAAAAGTCTTACGTCTGCGGATCATTTCCTGCCAGACCGTTTCCCGGTTATGCCGCAGCTTGATTGTTTCTTCATGCACATAGCGCTGATGAATAAAGCGCTTATCACCCTCTTCCCAGATTACATACGCATCAGAACTCAAACCAGTGGCTTGCTCATAAAAGGATCTAATCGCCCGGGTTAAGGATCCTGCCTGCTCATATTGGATATCTGCCTGATTAGAAATTACCAAGCCCTGCTCATAAAAAAGAGCCTCATTTGAGACTCTTAATATTGGCTTGGCCCAAGGGATTTCTGTGACACTCAGACATGCAATTGCTTTCTGATATCGCATGTCAAAACCATAGGACACACCCACTAGATGATTGATATCGAATAACGTTTCAAGTTGAGCATTAAATCCAGTTTGAATAACTGCATCAACTACGCAATATTGATCAATTCTAACTGTAGATAATTCAGCGATAAAACCGGTTTGCAGTTGTGTATCTAGCTGAGCAGACTGGCCTGCAACAGCATTAAACTCAGCATTAAAGCCCGTATTAATCTGGGCATCCAATACGTCGTTACCATCACTAACTGCGTTAAGCTCGGCAATAATCCGTGTATTAATTACAACATCTAGAGAAGCAAGATTTTGGCCGTCACTGCCGAAGTTAAGATCGGTAGAGCCTGTGACGGGATCTTTAAAGTTAAGGTTTACCTGGTGACCATCGGGTGGAATATAGTTCGACACATGTCCACCTCATTTATGTTGATGGTCGTAGGATCAGTGAATTCATCATGAGGGTGCTACCCAGCACCAGATCAGGATTGGCCAATGTGATATCGGATCCAACTGCAAAGTCAGCAACAGCTTTCCCTTCACCGTTAAATAGACGTGCCCAAACTGCGGTACCTGACTTTATAACTGTGGCCGCATCAGTCTGATTTAGTTCTATATGATCGGTATGTACCTGTTTGATTGAGGGATTAGGCAGCGTCAATGTAACCAGTCTGGCGCTATTATTTGGAGCTACACTAACGTTTACAGGCTTCGCATCTTCATAAAAAATAAAGGTAGCATTTGCGCTACCTTGATCTAAGAAATTTGCCAGTGCCTGAAGTTGCACCAGTCCGGCAGCTAAAGAGGTTTGAATCATTTTGGCACCACGTTATCTTGGATGACTGCGTTGAATTGTTGGTTTTTATCAAAAGCAACAATGAAAGTTTTTAAGTCTGTATTTAAGCCTAAAAACTTGTAATTGCCATTTTGGTCAGGTTTTCGCACTGCAATTGGTTTTAAATTCGTTTTATCATATAAAATCACTGCCGCACTCTCATACTTCTCACCAAGCTTTTTAACTGAACCTTGTATTTTTGCAAGTGTATTTTTAGAACCAAAATTAGCATTAAGATTGGTATTTATAAAATTAGAACTAGGAAAAGCACGTCTTAATACTGGCTTCATTCAAGCTCCCCCAAGTAAAAATACAAATTAGCCGCTCCACCACCCGATCCATAGGTATTATCACAAACATACATTGATGCACCTGCAACCACTGGGGTAGTGTTAATGACTCCTCGACTATTTCCCGAGTAACATACATGTTTGAGCGCCCCTCTTAAAAATAAATCATCATCATAAATTGGGATTTCTAAAGCCCCAACATTTGAAGACCCAAAAAGATTTGAAAGTCCAGTATTGTAGTCAGGGACTATTGGTGTGGCACCCACACTGTTGTACAACTTAGTGGCAACATCATACTTTGGAACCAAAACTTTACATGCTGCTGCGCTGTATGTAGTAGGCATTCCCCCGGTATTGTATAAGCTGTAGTTTGTGCCTGCAGGAATACCTGCCCGGTCAGGAACTGCCAAAAACCATGCAGGAATAACATCATCAGCGAGACATGTATTGATCAAACCAAATCCTTTTAATGATTTATTCCCTACGGTACTCGTATGCCTAGTAACCTCATTTAGAAGATAGACAGCATGTTTATCACCACATAAAGAAAAAGGAGCCACACCTGTGTTGTTTGGTGCTGTAGTTTCATTAGCGGTAGCATAGCCCACGGTTCCTAACCCCCAATACAACTTACATCTCCCGCGCACAACTGATGTACCCGTACCTGTGATTTTCCAGTTTTTTGCTGGATCGCCCGGATCAAAGGGCAACTGCAACACACTTGGATTCTCATAATCATCTATGTGATCCATGTGTTCGAGCAACCCAATCATTGCGGATTTTGCATAGCTACTTGTGTATGTGCCAGTTGCACTTGCAATACTTTCATCAACACGAATATAAGGATGTTTTGCGGTTGGGTTTTTGGCACGATAAACACGCTTCACATCCCCTGTATCGCGAAAAATAATCTCGTAGCCAAGAGATGCCAGCTTTCCCGTGCCAATTGCAGTAATTGAGCGCTCAGTAATATCTAACGCAGGCTTTAAAATGAGTTGCGTGGTATTTGGTACACCTTTAACGCGGTATTTCTGATTAAGAGAAGTTGGAGTAAAGCCAGATAGCTCAACCACCTGAAATAACATTGTATTATGTGCTGCATATAGTGTGATATGTACATCACCTTGTGCATCAATAGTTGCAGCTGTGATTTGAGTAAAATCAATGCCTGTCACCAATGCTTTATCGAGCAGACGAATCAAATCTCCCCAGTTATTACCCAGCGTTAAGCCATTTAAGTGGCTAAAATATTGCACATCTACATCTGTCGCCATTTTATTTGATCCATAAAAAAGACCGCATAAAGCGGCCATATTTGATTTAAATTTTAAACAACGCGATCAATATCGCCACGCAACATGATCTGGAACTGATCTGAAATTACTGAGGGTTCCGATTGCTTCACTGTACGAATCACCCAGACCGGGAAGTTTGCAGCAATCGTATTGAAGCGCAAGACATTACCGTTTGCCCAACCTGCACCCCAACCTTCTTTCTTGATAATGAAATACGGCACACCCGTCACCGGGTTTATTGGTGCATAGTCCGCATTGGTGGTTCCTGTACCAATCTGACCAGAATATTCACCCACACAACGAAACGATTGTGCATCGGTAAAGATTAACGCCCAGCGTTCCTGAATCGCGCCTTTGTTGGTGATTTGAAGCGGATATAGTGAATCGTTGTAGTTCGCCAAAATGCTTGAGCTTGGCTCATCTGCCCAAGCATTGCTCCATGAACCTTGCACAAACTTGCGTGTATAACGCGCCTGCATATCACCAATGACTAATGCTGAACCAACAATAGTATCCACCGCATCATAGTTATGGGTTAAAGGCTTGGTAAAGGTTAGCTGGCCATTGATCTGGACGTCACGGATCAGCCCCATGTCTTGATAGCGGTATTTCACTGTCAGCGGTGCAACCAGATTACCCAGTACAAAGTCACCACCGAGCGTCACACGGCCATAATTATAATCAACCGTGTACAAATCGAAGGCTACTTTCGTTCCGTTGGCATCTTCTAATTCTGCCCACGAAATACGCTGATCACCTAGATCGTATGTGGTTCCTGCAATCGCACTTGGTAATCCCTGAGACTTGCTTGAACTGACAATGCCGATACCACCAATCCGAAAGATTGGCACCCGACCGTCAATCGGCAGTCGTGTGGCGGACAAGCCTAGAATTTCAGAATCCAACGGAATATAGGTATAAGCCACTGCGTTATAGCGCACCGATGAAGCATCGACCCAAACCGGAACATTGATATAACGTCCATCCAGACCATCATATTCAAGCAATGGGTCATACCAGTCATGCGCTTCAATTTGTGCGCGGTTGGTTTCAGTGATTTTGGTTTTGGTATAGAAGTAAATCGTGACAAAACCATTTTCCCAGTTCACCTGACCATGTGCCCGGCTGGTTTCAATTACGCCATTTTCATCAGCTGTCAGTGTCAGTTGGCCATGTTCAAGCGTTCCCACCACCACCGTTAAAGATTGTGGACGGATTGGCATGATTGGCGTTCTGAAACTGATTTTATTGACTGGTAGCAGGTCGGTGGTAGTGGTCAAGGATTCCAAAGTAATCGTGTTATCTGCATTTGGGGTCCATGAGTCAATTTCAACAATCCCGGTACCATATTGGATCACCCCGGACTGAATCCCGCTATTATTGGCTGGATTTACATTGCGATACAGCAAGCCGGTACGATCCAGAAAAGTATCAGCGCCAACTTTGAATCGCGCTGAGCCTGTAAGGATTTGCTCATCAAAACCAGAAGATAAATCCAGCTTTAACTTATTTGCAGTCACCGTATGTGTTGCTGAGTTAGAGCCTGATGTATCCCGGTATTTCACTTGAACATCAACAGCATTAAAGGCTTTCAATTCAACCTGCTGACCTTGAATGTCTGACGTTTGTGGAGAATAAAAAGACATATTTCCTCGCTAGGCAGCCGCATAGGTAGCCATAGGTGTAAAGGTTTGCACAAATCTGCTCGCTGTACTTTTTGGTGTAACTTCAACTGCACCGGTGGCATAGATAATGGTGCCTTGCACTTGACCACGGCTATTCACTAAATTCCCCATGGTGGCATTCACCGGCACATCTGTCAGGGTTACAGATCCTGTAATCCCCTCACTGCTGTGAAGTGGAATTTTTAGCTCAACACTATTTGGCTGAATTGCTGGTCCGGTACCAATGGTAAAGGTCAGCTTTTGATTTGCAGGCGTAACATCCATCTTGGTTTGTTCAAGTGAGGATCCATAGTTATAGATCACGGAGAAAGCTGTTCCTTTTTGAGGCAACTTGTTTGGAATGATCTTGCCAATCCCGGTGGCATAATTAATTTCACCTGTAGCATCGCCAGTAAACTTGCCTTGAGCATTGGAGGTTGCCGTTTTCTCTTCACCTTCAAGCATCCAGTTAATTGTGATACCCGGCAATACACCTGGTCGACCCAAATCAAACTCAAATGCAGCTTTTTCCACACTTAAATTAGATCGCACAAAAGTGACAATCGGTGTACCCCAGTTCAGCAGGATCGGCGTATCCACATCCGGCAAAGCACCTGTGGTGAGTAACCATGACCCAGTTTCATAGTTGATCATGCCTGAACCAAACGATGGGCTCGAGGCTTTTAGCTGCCCCGAGCCATCATCCTTAAGCTCATAAAACTTGCCCTGACTCATGTATGAAATTGATAAAGCGCCCGGGGCTGGAATCGGAATTAATACCCCGGTCCAGTTGGTGCTCTGGTTATTTTGAGTCACTGGAATGGCATGGCTTTGATAATACTGATTCGGTGCAGCTGCAGGCTTGAACGTGATATTCAAACTTACAGTGCCGGCTGGCGCCGCTGCAGTCCACTGAATTAAACCACGCTGATAATCAATCGTACCAACTTGAGTGCCTTGAGTATTTTTAAGTAGTCCGCCTTGGTCGGTGATCTGCTGGCCTTGCAATGTGAAAGCTACACTGGATGGAATCACTGCTGAACCGATATACAGGTTCTGACTCACCCCAATAGTCATGCCGGGATAATTGACCGTGATCGTACCTTCATTACCCGCGACCAGCACCACGCTTTCACCTGCAGCATTCACATCGATAATCGGTGTTTCGGTCTGGGCCGATGGAATCAGCTGGGCAAAGATACTTTTGGCATTGACCGTAAATTCACCTACATTCGCATCAGATGCCAATGCAGTCGATGAATAATACAGACCAGTATCAGCAACAATCGTATCCCGAATAATGGTTTTGGATTTTTCACCGTTGTACCACTGACGCGCTGATAATCCGACAAAGTCAACCTCAAGAGCATCATTCAAGGAATACGTGGCAACCTTGTATTCAACATTTTTACCATCGATGACCATGATTGCAGTACGGGTTTCAACCTTGGTAATACGCACATACTGCTCACGCTCTAAGGCCTTACCTTCATCACTAATCAGAACAATCGTGTCACCTACTGACGACTCAGTTTCTTGCGGAAACATGGCCACTTGCAGTGATGACATGCCCTGCCAATGAGTATCCAGTGGGGTGCCGGCAATCTGACCGCCTTTGGCTAAATAGTTTTCCACCCGGTTTTGAGCAGACTGGCGTTCATCCGTCCAGTTCTTGGTGCTAAACAATAATGCTGAGACATTTGGATCTTCTGGTAACTCAGATACAAATACCGTTGCACCCATGAGCAAATCAGTGTCTTCAGTCGTAACTGCAGGAAAGACCTTGCGCATGGAGACATCACCCATGGTCCGATCCATCTCCGACACATCATTGAACAGGTTGTTGCTGATGCCATCTTGCACCACAACACCAGAGTATTTACCACCGCCATCAGCGTTGTCCGTCAAGCGTTCAGACTTGTAGATCACTAAATCCTTGGTTTCAATCGCCATCGTCTAACTCCGTAAAGCGCAAGGTCACATTAAAATAATCATCCAGTGATACCGCTGGAATTCCTTTCACCGGTGCAGCCTCTAAAGCCCCATCCTGGTGGTTAAATTTGACGGTGAATTGTCGGTTGTCGTGTGGTTGCTCAAACTGCAGTTTGAAATTTTCTTCCTGCAGCTTGGACCACTCCAAGACAGCCCGTAGTTCACGTAGCTTAATCCAGCCCATTTGCGGATCTGCTGGTTGCAAGGTAATTGGTCGGCCAGACTTCTTTTTGCCTTCCTGAATATGCAAAGTGCCATCCATGGCATAGGCCTGATTCTGCTCAATGGCCTTCCATGAGAATTCATCAGGCCATAAAAAACCGTCCTCTAATGGGACGGTTTCGGATGTTGCTAAGCGAATGAGTTTCATGTTGATTTCGCTATACCTTTTAATTGATTTACCAGACTGGTCATCACATCCTTTTGGCTTGCATCGCCTGTCAGGGATAGGGTTTGACCTCCGAATTGAATGTTGTAATTCACACTATCACCACCCTTGCCATACTCTTTAGTTGATGGTACGGAAGGAATAGACGGCGCGTAGTCATTCAGGTTACTAGATCCAGTTGAAGCCACATTGATACTGCGCATCAACTCATTAATCTTATTGGTGCCGTGCTGAGTGGTAATCCCCTTAGCAGCTGCATCGTCATACATCTGTCTCATGAGTGTATCTAACCCACCTACACCGCTATTACCATAGCTTGCCATCTTGGCATCACGATCCGCTTCCATGGCTTGTGACCAGATATTCCCAGCAAGCTTTTTGGCCTGTGCATCGTCATAACCTTGAGATTTCAGCATTGAGATAACATCATTCTTGTTATAAGAATCATAGTTATCCAGACTACCAAGCGATTTACTTTGCTGCTTCATGGCTTTATCAAATTCGCCTTTGGCCTTATTGACTGCGTCAGCCCATTCCTCAGTAGATGACTTTGCGCCGTCTATTGCCCGGGTAGCAGAGTGAACACTGCCCTCAATGCCTTTAACCCCGTCACGAACCCGATCCGTTGATTGGCGCATACTATCCAGTGACTCATTGGCTTTATCTGTGGCTTTTACAGTGGCCTTACCGGTTTCATCAATCTGCACTTCAAGATTACGCCCGGCATTCATTGCATTTACCGCTGCAATTCTTCCTGCGTCACCAGATGCAGCCGCAGACTGAGCAGCTTTTTCATAAGCCTTTTGCACACCTTCAGCAGTAGCCTTGCCGCTATCACGGACATTAATAAAATCCATTAATGCTTGTTGAGCAGCTAGCTTGAGATTTTCCTTGGTCTCAATGCCTAGTCTTTTGAAAGACTCCGTAACAGGATCGATATCATCAGGCAGCTTTTGAGCCTGCATCTTGATAGCAATGAGGCCTTGCTCTACCTGACTTGTTGAAACTTTACCCTGGTCTCCAAACTCCTGAAGTTTTGCTTTAGCTATATCAATTTCAGCTTGGCTTTTTGCTGTTTCCAGCCATTTCAGCCAGGCTTGATAAGTTACATCACCGGCCTGTTTACCAGTGACACCAAGCTCTTTCAGGTCCACACCTAGCTTATCTATATCCTCGCCAGATTTAGTAAACTGTTCAGATACCTTGTTAAGCGCTTTATCTAGATCTACCCCAAATTTTTGGGCCAGTTCGGAAGCCCTTGTATATGCCGCAGCCGAACCATTAGCAGTTTTCTGGTTGAGTGCCAGTAACTCTGTCTGTCTCTGGTTTCGACTGGCTTGTAGCTCTTGTTCCTTGGTATTGATCTGGTTGATCTTGTCTTGAACCTGTTTAAGCTCGTTCAGGTCACCAGAAGCCTTGGCTTGTTGGATCTGCTTTTCTAGAGCTGCGCGCTCAATAGCGGCTTGCTTTTGAAATGCCAGATATTCTTCATCCGCTATTCTGAGGTTTTCCGTAGCCACTTTAATGGCTTCAGTTTTCTGCTGCGCCTCTGTCAGTTTCTGCCCCGCAGCATCCATAGCAGCAACTGTGACCTTCCCTGCCTCATCCATTGCTACGGCGTAGCCCTTGGCCGCTAGTTCGGACTTGAGCTGTTCTGATAGCACGCCTTCATTGGCTGCTATGGATGCATTGGCATAATCCTGTGCTGCCTTAATCCGATTTTGTGCGCTGGCTGTTTCGTCTGCATCAATCTTATCTAGAGTGGCTTTGGCACTATCAGCCTTTTCCTGATTTTTCTGCTGCTCAGTTTTGGACATCTCCTCTAGGCGTTCAACGTATTTGGACTTAAACCCCATAGCCTCTTTGTCTGCTTCAGCATAATACTGTTTAGCCTTGTCCTTCATCAGATCAGCATTGGCAGCAAATTGCTTGCTCACATCACCCCATGTGATTGCTGCCATAACACTATTGGCTGCCGAGGCCAAAGTATAGAACGCGCCTGTAATCAGATTAAGTCCGATCTTAATGCCTGCTATGCCATCTTCAACCATGCCAAAAACAAGTGATAGTCCTTGCAAAGCCCTTGTTAAGAAACTTACTTGCTCTCCAGCAGATGTGGCATCACCAACAAATGAGCCAAGCAGGGATGCAAAGGTTGTGAATGCTGTTCCTAATACATCATCTATAGTTTTTCCTAGTTCCCAAGCCCCAGATATAATGCTCTTGAATAGCTCATAAGTTGAACTCAAAGCGTCTTTTAATGCCTGAGTCTCCGACTCTAGTCCTGTATATCGCTCTGTTATGGCCTCTACAGCACCTATAGCATCTTCAAACAAGGTGGTGAGCCAGCTCATGTCCCCACCCAATGTAAGCATGGCCTCTGATAGCCGGGCTGAGATCTGATGTTTTTCATTTAGCTTAGCAATAACGTCTGTTAAGTTGTTTCTGAGTGCTACTGCTGCATCGGCTGTAGAATTCTCCATTGAGTTGGCCAACTCTTCATTGCGATCTCTTGACTCAATAAGCGCCGTAGTAAGTTCTTTAATTGAGGCTTTACCACTTGCTCCTAGTTGGCGAATTTCTTCTTCGGTGCGCCCAGTACTTTCAGCCATGTCTTTTACGACATTATCTGCACCCGTAATGATTGACATCCATGCATCTGCATCAACCGCACCTTTAGCCATGGATTTTGCTAAAGCATCCTGTGCTGATGATGCTTGGTCTGCCCTAGTGGCGTTATGTGTAAAAGATAGTGATAGACTCTCTGTAACCGCTAGAATTTGCTCTGTGGTGTAGCCCAGCGACTTCATCGTACCAGCTGTCGCTAGATACACTTCCTGAGCCTCTTGGAGTGGCCGGAAGGTCTTATTGGCCAGATCTAACAGCCTAGCTTGCACCATGGTGTATTCTTCTGTGCTATTAGTAGCGTTCTTGATACGCTCGCCCATCTGCTGTGTAGCATCGGCTGTCTGTAATAGCTCTTTAACAGTAAGACCAAGACCCAGGCCTGCTAATCCTGCTGCCAGTGTCCCTACTGCCGCCTTGGCGGTATTAAACCCTTGTTTGGCCTTATCAGCTGCACTACTAGTTTCCTTGAGTTCTGTATTGGCTTTATTTACAGCGGTGTCAAACTCATTGAATGCTACCTCAGCTTGCTCTACCTCCTGCTCCAGCTGATCTACCTTTTGCTTAGCTGCTTCAATATCGTGTGGTGAAGCATTGGTTTTGGAAAATTCTTGGAGTGATTGCTTTGCTCCAGCCAGATCAGCTTTTAGTTGCTCAAGTGCTTTCTCAGCCTCACTACCAAAGTCCTTGAAGTTATCAGCTGTTTCTTTAGCTCCATCCCCTGCACCTTTGATTGCTTCCGTTGCACCGTTTAGTGTAGCTTTCAGCTTATCAGCTAATTCCAAGGATTCTTTCGGCACAATTTTAGAAACAGCATCCGATGTCTTTTTAGCCTCACCCTCAAAGCTGGCTGTCCCCTGTTTAATTGCCTGCTGTAAATCACTAAAAGCCTTCTCTGCACTTTTAGCATTCTGTACTAACCCCTTGGAATCTCCATCCAGGATCAATTTGAAGGTTAAGTTTTTACCGGACATATAAACCTCTGAACTTTGCGCAATAAAAAACCCTGCTCAGGGGCAGGGTTATAAAAATTAGATGTTAAGCATTATGTGCAAAACTTTTCCCATACAGTTTGAAACTCACTAGATTCTATATTCTCCCCATCGATAGCAACTATCGCAGGACTTGCTATAAATCGTTTGAATCCAGTGTAACCACCAAAACTGTTTTTGCTATTTACTTCACCACACATACCGTTCTGATTACGTATTTGTGCACTTTCAGGATCTTTCAGGAAGTTCTTCAATGCAATTTCAGCATCCACCTGCATTGCAATAGCACGATCACGCGCCTCTCTCTCCTGATCACGCCGTTCTTTCTCAGCTGCTTTTGTAGCTTCACGCTCAGCAGTAGATTTTCTTTGCTCTTCAGCATGTGCTTTACGATCTGCTTCACGCGCCAATAGCTCAGGACTTGCTGTACCATTTTCTAAAGCTTTTTCTTCTGAAGCTTGAAGGAGCATGCCTGAAAAACCCAATAAGAAAAATATACCCACACCCAACCAGAGACCTTTAATAGATGGACTTATTTCAGTTATCTTTTTCTGAATTGGGGGTAACATCAAAATACCAGCCAATATCATAAATATACTGCCTAAAAAGCTCTCGCCAAGCAGTGACAACCCTCTAATAATAAAGACCACCCCAAAAAACCAAAGGAATGCTGCAATTAATTTATTTTTCATTACAAATTACGCCATAAGATTTTCACAATTCTGTCTCGGCATAAAATGACGGTGTACTCCTGCAAATCTACCTGTTTTACATACTCAGTGGCTGCACAGTGAAGTCTTCCATCTTCCAGGACGTAGAATCTCGGCTTACCAAGCTCAAGCTTACTTTTAAGTGCTTGATGGCTATCCCCAATTCTTACCAAATCACCAGATGGAGTGCGAATACTGGTAGTTGTCCTTTCTGCATACGTGAACCCCGACACCAAACATAAAGCTAATAATAATTTTTTCACACTAACCCCCTAAATAGTTATTTCCACATCATAACTTTAGGGTGCTACTTGATCAATCAGAAACCATTTCTTTCTTAAATGATTCAAAGCCTTTCTTATCAGATTGTGCTACACGTCCGGCAACGGCGTTATTAAAGATTCCCTGTTTGTACAGCTTGTTTGCTGCTTTAACGTAGCCCTGAAACGCGCCATAGGTCATCTGCATGATTTCGCTGTGTTGGTGGCCCATTGATACCAGAAACTGAAATGAATCAAACCAGGTGGATTCTGTAGCTGGCTTTTTAACACTGCGCCTTGGTTTTTCGTATTTGAAGTAAGCCTGGTTGATCAGAAGCACCGCTTTAAGTAGATCTTTAAATCCTTGTTCATCAGTAGCAAGTTCTACCAGTGATCCGTTGTCCAGATCAGTAACGCATGCCATGGTCGAAATGACCTGTACCCCATGAGCTTTAAATAACTGTGTCAAAATTTCATCTGAATGATTTTGATCTTTGATGAAATTCTTTAACGGCTCAGCATGCATTGCCCAGGTGTCAAAGTTTTTCATCTGGATCTGACGCACTTCAATGTCATTCATTTTGATGCTTCGATTCGTTGCTAGGAAAAAATCATTCATGATGGGATCTCAATATGAAGTATGGATATTAAAAAAATCCAACCTTTCGTTAATCAACTCAACAAAAAAATTGATCAGATAATAGTGCTTACATAACTCAGTACTTCTATAACTTTGAGCTTGAATATCTTACATTTCCCGACATAGCTGATACAGGCAGGGTTAAATGCATCTTCTACACTGAAATTAAGTTTTAGAAACGTAGAGGAAATTCAAATGAAAAAGTATTCGAAAATTCTAATATTGGCTTTATTCGGATTCACTGGCACCGCAGCTATTGCATCAGAACCACCAATTGAAGCTACTGCTGCAGCTGAAGCACAACAGGTTGCTTTAGAGTATGCAAAGCAACAAGCAGAGACATCCGAGTCATCTGATGAATAAAGAAAAGCCCTCGATTGAGGGCTTCTATTTAGTTAAATGTTTGTCCTACCAAGTAAATGGTAGAGGATATAATTATTACAGCCAATATGATTAATAGCATCTCAATTTTAGTCATGACGATATTGTTCTTAATTTAGACTGAATATCCTTTATATTATTAATAAATGATAATTTGAATAACAAAAAATTCCAAAACATGAGGTATTAAAAAACCACTCCGGAGAGTGGTTATCTACTTGTACTTTTATCAGTGGCACAGAAGGTCATCAACAATGAAAACTTTCTTATCAATCTGACTTACAACTTCATTTAAAAGCTCTTCATCATTTGATTCATATTTTATAAGAGTTTCATCACCTGTACTTTGAACACTTACGTGCACAACAGGTATTTGGTCGATGTCATCAAAATTTGGTTTATCCATCTTCTCACCAATGCTTATAATTCTGTCTCAATTATAACATTGATAAAAAACAGGCACAAAAAAAGACGCTAATGCGCCGTGGAGTTCTTTGTGCCTATATGGGTTAAGGTGCCGTCGCTGCCGGAATCGTCACAATATGACCATACAAACCAAGTGTTGGGTCTATTTCCTTGCCTACATCAGATAAGGCCTGACCAGAGATTTCATACTGACCCAATTCTTCATGAATTAACGGGAAAGTGGTTTCAGGTGACTTTTTAGAGAGGTGGTCCCACAT